CAGCCATGACCACCATCGGCCTCAAGTGGGACGGCGTGCCGCAACTGCTGAACGACTACAAGCAGGTCGGGCAGGCTCTCGACGCACGCAGCAAGCCGGTGAAGAAAGTTCTGATGGGGCCCGCCAAGGCGATGGTGAACAACGCGCGGTCGATGGCCCCCAAGCGCACCGGCAATCTGGCGGCGTCGATCTTCGCCACCGAAGGGCCGGATGAGAAACCCGGCGTCCTGATGCTGGTCAATCAGACCAAAGCGCCGTACGCCCGCTTCGTGGAGTTCGGCAGTTCGCGCACTCCCGCACAGCCTTACTTCCGGCCTGCCCTGGCGCAGATGACCGGCAGCTATTTAAACGACATCCAGCCGGGGGTGAAACAGATCGTGGAGGAGACTGCGCCCAAGTATGCCTATCACCCGCCCTCGTAGGTTCTGAATGGTCATCTTCGAACAGACGCTCCGCGACCTGTTGATACAGACCAACCTCGTGGAGCGCCGCGTGTTCCTGATGCGTGCTCCCCAGGTGCCCGCCGAGGCGCAGAAGGTTCCCTACTTCGTTTTCTTCCCCGTGGCCCCGTACCCGAAGGTCACGCAGCGCGGGCCGCTGAATCAGGTCCAGCGTGACTATCAGGTGTCCATCTTCGATAACTCGCAGTCGCGTGCTCTGGCCATTGGCGACTCGCTGCGCGGCTACCTCGACACCTTCCACGGTGACTACGAGAACGTTCACATCGGCTCCTGTTTCTACATGGTGCAGACCTGGAACTGGGAGCCGGAGCCACAGCTTTTTCACGTGATTCAGGAGTACCGCATCATGTTCAACTACCTGGATCTAACCGCAGCACAACCCGCAGTACGAACCGCAGTAACACCCGAAAGGACCAAACGCATATGAGCACGTCTGTCATGGAACCTACCGCAACCACGGCTGCACCGCCGCGCCAACCGCTGGCCGCAGGTGCTACACAACCGCCCGGTGCGCGAACGCCAGCCACACAAGCCGGTACGCCGCCGCAAGGCCCAGGAGGGCCGGGGGGGCCCGCCGCACTCGGAGCAAGTTCCGATGACCTTGTGACCGGCATCCCCGCTTACGGCACGCTGATTCAGGTTCTGTCCGATGCAGGCCCGCCCGAGGTCTACACCAACATCGAAGGGGTTGGAGACATCACCGGCCCGAACACCGCCATTGCCGAGGCCGAGACCACTTCGCACTCTACCGGAGCGCCTGTGCGGAGCTTCATCCCGACGCTGATTGACCCAGGGGAGCTTTCCTTCCCCTGCTTCTGGAATCCTGCCGATCCTACGCAGTCGATCAAGTCACCGTACGGCATCGAAGCTCTGTTCTGGGGCCGCGTGATTACCAAGTTCCAACTGGTGAACACCGACCCGACGCACCGCACACGGCAATTCAAGGGCTTCGTCAAGACCATCGGTGAGACCTACCCGCTGGCTGGCATCATGACTCGCAACACGGCGATCCGCATCACCACGCCCTACAAAGACGTGGCCCCCGCCATCTTCGTCGAACCCGATAACGCTTCTTCCACGGGAACAGGCGAACCCGGCACTTTCGACGTGAAGACGGGCGGCAGCAATGCGCCCTGGCTGGCCGCTCCTGACGTTTCGTGGATCACGATCACCTCACCCACCGAGTACACCACTGGCGATGCCGAGGTCTCCTACGGCGTGCAGCCTAACACCCTGGGCGCACCTGCACGCACCGGGCACATCAACATTTCCGCGCTCAGTTTGAGCTTCACGGTCAATCAGGCTGCGCTGCCATAGGGAGAGGAGACGGCACATGGTCTATACGAAACCCGAACCAGGGAAACCTATCCTCGTGGAAGCCGCTGGCCAGATGCTGGAGCTTCGCTTCACGCTGAAGACGCTGAAGGCTCTCGATGCCGAGCACGACATCTCGGTGTTGAAGGGCGAAGGGATGGCCGGTATTTTCCAGAACCCGGCTAAGATGGCGGTGGTTCTCTACTATGGCCTGCGGGCCAATAACCCGGAAGTCACCGAGGACTGGGTAGAGGAGAATTTCGACGCCTCGATGCTGCTGGACCTCGCGCCGGTGCTGGCCTATGCCACCACGGGACGCTGGCCCGATCTAAGCAAGATCCTGGGTGAATCCCCAAACGCCGACCGGCCCGGTACGACTGGCTTACCGTCTGGGCCATCGGAAGATATGACCTCGGTTGCAGTGAAGACGAACTCTGGAGCCTGACGCTCGAAGAGTTCCACGCGCTCTGCGAACGGGACCTGGAGCACCAGGACTTCCTCGAATACTGCGCCGCCCTGTCTCCCTGGGCGATCTACAACGTGAACCGCGCCAAAGGCGTGTCGTTCTTCCAGCCCACCGAGTTCATGCTGCGCCGCAGGGTGCGCGTCGAACAGCAGGCCGTCGAGCAGCAGGCCCCGCGCCATCACGTCCACCGCTCCCAGGGCAGGCCCGCCAAGCTGGTGGAGCCGATCCCCGCCCAGGGTGCGCGATGGGCGAAACCGGGTGAGCGGCCACCCTCCAAGTTCGCTCCAGGACAGAACGATACCGTGATCGAACAATTCGACGCCTACGCCGCGCAATGGCGTGGAGGCAAGGTGCCACATGGCCGACGCTGGTGAACTGAAAGCACGGGCAACGCTCGATAACAGTGAGTTCCTAGCCGCGCTCCAGGGCATCGCTGCCAATGTCGAGAAGGCCGTTCAGACCTCCAGCGACACGCTGAAGGGAATGCAGGAAGCCTTCGGCAAGGTGACCGATGCCGTGGGCAAACTGGCCGCGCTCGGGGGCCTCACTGCATTCGCCAAAGAAGCCCTCGACGCCGCCAACCAGACCGCCAAGCTCGAAGCTGGCTTCAAGGCCATCCTCGGCCCCGGCGAAGAAACCCGCGCTCTGTTCGAGAAGTTGAAGGGCATGGAATTGACCTCCCTGTTCGACTTCGAGAAGACGCTCGGGCCTGCCGCCAAAAACATGCTCATGCTCGGGGTCTCGGCAGACCAGACCGCGAAGACGATGAAGGCGGTCGTGGACGCGGCGGCGGGGCTGAAGGAAGGCCCCGAGTACATCAACGAAGTGACCAGCACCATCGCCACCATGCAGAGCCATCTGGTGGCCAGCCAGAAGGACATGAAGGCGCTCCAGAAGGAGGGCGTCGATGCCTGGGGAGCGCTGGCCCGCGAGATCGGCACCAGCGTGCCCGAGGCCCAGGAGAAGGTCAAGAAGGGCCTCATTTCTTCGCAGACGGTCACCGAGGCAGTCACCAAGGAAATGGGAGACCGCTTCGCGGGCGCAGCCGAACGCTCCACGGACTCATGGAAGGGTGCCATGCACATCCTCGATGAGACCGGCAAACAGGGCATGGAAGCCCTCGGCAAAACCATCAAGGATATTCTCACCGAAGCGAAGCCCATCATCGAGGGAGTGTCCAAAGCGCTGAAGGAGCTTTCGGACTGGTGGACCGGCCTATCTGGTCCGGTGAAGCAGGCCATCGTCATCATCGTGGGGGTGACCGGCGCGGTGATCGCGCTGCAATCCGCATTCGGAGCCTTGAAACTCGCCGCCGCCGCGCTCTCCCTCAACCCCACCACACTGGCCGTGTCCGCTGCCCTGGCTGCACTGGTGCTGCTCGGCAAGTGGGTCTACGAAAACTGGCCTGCGATCAAAGCCGTGATGATGAAGCTATGGGACGGCATCGCGGAGTTCTGGGGTGCAGTCTGGAAGAAAATCACCGATATGATCGGCTCCGTGGTGGGCTGGATCAAAGACAAAATCGACGCACTCTCACCCGTCATCGACTTCCTGAAAAAGCTGTTCTCTCCGCTGATTGCGGTCTGGACTGTCGAGTGGAATCTGATCGTTGCAGTGGTGAAGAAGGCCCTGGGGTGGGTGTTCGACCTGATTAGCGGTCTCGGCGGCGCACTCGATAAATTCATCGGCTGGATTAAGGGCATCTTCGGCAAGATGCCGGGTGCGGAGCAGTTGAAGGGCCTCGGCTCCACCTGGGAAGTAGAGCAGAAGAAGCTCGAAGCCGCGAAAACGGCCACCGATGCAAAGACCAAATCTGACGAAGCCGCTGCTGCCGCTTCCGCCAAGCAGCGCATCTCCGCGCAGCAGGCCGAGGGGCAGGAGCTTGCCGCAGCCAATGCCGCCAAGGGCGCTGCCGAGGAACGCAAGAAGGCGGCGGAAGAAGCGAAGAAGGCCGCAGCCGAACAGCAGAAGCTGGCCGAGGGCGTGCGCAAGGGCTATGAGGCCCTACGCGCGGTGGCCCCCGATGTAGCCGCAGCTTTCGCCGCCTCGATGGGCGGTCTGCGGGAAGACGCTTCCAAGACTGCCGAGGTCTTCGGCACTGCCTGGGCCAAGATGTCGCGGGCGCAGAAGGACACCGCCATTGAGACGCTGGCCCTGGGCGCAGCGCTGAAGGGCCTGGGGGTCACCAGCGAAGCAGGCTTCCAGAATGCCGAGGCCGATGCGGAGAAGTTCTACAGGACCGTGCAGACTTCCAGCCGGTCCACTGCCGCCGATGCCATAGCAGCCCAGAACGCCGTGATTGCGGCATACCAGAAGCACGCCGATTTCCTCAACTCGGATCTGAAGAAGGCATACGAGCAGGGCAAGATGTCCGCCGATGCCTACTACGCCGAGGTGGTGAATCGCGCCCAGGCCGCGCTCGATGCCACGCTGAAGCTGGCCGCTGAAGGCAAGGCTTCAGAGTCTTCCGTACTCGCTGCCCGCCAGCAGGTAGCAGCCGCCACCAAAGCCCTGGCGGAAAACACCGCGAAGGAGGTCTCCGCAGCCTACGCCGCCATCGGGGAGAAGTCAAAGCAGGACCTGGACAAGAGCACGCAGCAGTGGGCCGAATACTACGCCACGCTGGTGAAGACCGCAGGAGCAGGCAGCAGGCAAGCCGCCGAAGCGGAACTGAAAACCTGGGAAGCGGTGCGGGCGCGGCTCCAGGCGGAAGGCAAGGATTTCACCGATGCGCAGATGGCCCAGTTCGAGGCCCTCAAGCTGAAGGTCGAAAGCCTGAAAGATCCCGTGCAGCGCGTGGCCGACGCCTTCAAACTTCTCGGCGTCACGCCCATGAAGGCGCTGCAACAGAACCTGACGGACCTCACCAAAGCCCTGCTCGATTTGCAGAACGCCACCGGCAAAAACAAGCCCGCGTTTGAAGATCTGTATGCGGCCCAGAAGAAGGTCGATGAAGTCACGCAGCAGATTATCGACCGCATGAGCCAGCCGTGGAAGGATGCCCACGAGCGCGGCGAAGTGACCGCCACCGAGATGTACCAGCACATCGTAGCGGAAGCTCAGAAGTACCTCGCGCAACTGGTCGCATCTGGCGACCGTGGACCGGAGGCGCTGGCCAAGATCAAGGCCGCGACCGATGCGCTGGCCGTGGCCACGAAGAAGGCTGGCGACTCCGTGCAGAAGGACATCAACGATGCGTACCACTCCATCGGCATGAAGTCCACCAAGGAACTGGACGACCAGTTAAAAGCCGCGACGGAGATTTACGGCCAGATCACCAAGGAGGCCGTGAAGAGTCCGGAGGCCATACTTCAGGCGTGGATAGTAATGCAGAAGGCGCTGAAGGCAGACCGGGAGCGCCACGGTGTGGACTGGTCGAAGGAAGACCAGAAGCAACTGAACGATGCCGAGGCGCGGCTGAAGAAGTACACGCAGAAGGCGAAGGACGTCTGGGGTGATCTGTTCAAGGAGATCAAAAGCCTTGCGGAGAAATTCAAAAACGATGTCATCGACAAAATATTCGACCGCATGTTCGGCAAAGACCCCAACGCCGAACTGAAGAAGCAGGAAGCCGACCTCCAGGCATCGCTAGTCACCCGCGCCAAGGAGTGGGACACCTACGTCGCCGACAACGCGAAGCAGTTGCAGTCCCTCACCGACAACTACAACACGGCGATGGAGAAGGAGGCCAGTGACACCCAGGCCGCGCTGGACGATGCCCAGAAGCAGTACGACGACTATGCCGCCACGGTGTCACAGAACATCGACGGCATCAAGCAGAAGCACGCCGACGCCGCCGCCGCCGAAGTGAAGGCTGCGGACGACGCGCTCCACCAGAAACAGCAGGATTACGAAGACTTCGCCAAGGAGGTCGGGCAGAACATCGAGGACATCAAGCAAAAGTGGGCCGACCAGCTAGAGCAGCAGACCGACAGCTTGCGGAAGGAACTCGATGACCAGCGGCAGACCTACGAAGACTTCGTGCGCGACACGAATAAAACGCTGGCGCGGGTGGGTGAGGATACCGCGACCAACATTCAGGATGAGACCGAAAACACCAAGACCAACATTGAGGAGCGGCAGAAGGATTACCAGCGATATGCCGAGGACACCGCCAAGAAAATTGCGGAGGTCCGCGCCAAAAACAACGGCACCTACAGCAGCGAGGAAGACGACCTCCAGACCTCCCTGCGGCGCAAGGGAGAAGACCTCCAGGACTACATCGACGAGCAGAACCGCAACCTGGACCGCTACACGCGGGATCAAAAAACCAGGCAGGACCGCGAGACTGAGGACCTCAAAACCAGCCTAGCCGACAAGACGCGCGACTTCGACGAGTTCCAGGCTGACAACGCGAAGAAGCAGGAGCAGGCGCGATCCGATTACCAGAAGGGCCTGGACACCGAGGTACAGCAGCAGGTCGATTCGCTGGCCCAGAAGAAGAAGGACCTGGACGACGCCATCGTCACCCACCAGACGCAGCTTGACCAGATTCAGGCCAGTCACCAGAAGGAGCAGGACGCGGAGATTCAGGCGCAGGTCGATGCACTGACCCAGAAGGCCAAGGATTTCGAGACGGCGAAGACCGGGATTCTGCAAAAGAGCGAGGAGCAGAAAAACCAGATCAAGGCCGACTACCAGCAGAGCACCACCGACCTGCATACGGAACTAGAGAAGCAGAAGGCCGACTATGCGGCATTCGTCGCGGACATCATCGGCCCTGGCGGGAAGCTCGACCAGTTGAAGGCGCAGCACACCACCATCTGGGGCGATATCGCGTCCCTGGCAACTGCGGCAATGGGCGACATCGCCAAGAGCATCCTGCATGTGGCCAGCGATGAAGTGATCGGGGTTCTCACCGGGAAGACTACCGGGCTGAAGGGCATCCTGACAGACCTGGGCAAGATCCTCGATGACGTTCTGGGGAAGACCGAGAAGGTGACCGAATCGGCCAGCACCCCCCTGCCATCAGGCGGCGGCAGTGGTGGCGGTGGCGGTGGCGCTGCGTCCGCTGTGGGGAACAGTCTCACAGGCTGGATCGGCGCAATCTCTGGCGCGGTCACGGCAATATCGAGCGTGATTAGCAATTTCCAGCAAGCCAAGATGGAAACCACGCTCAACGCCATCGAGCACAACACCCGCTACACCATGATGTACGTCGGGGAGCGGGCAGACGGCGGCATCCTGGGCGAACTCTTCCGCATCGGGGATGAGATTGCGTTCGGCTACAACACCAAGGCCACCGAGAACCTGCGGGACCTATTCAAAGACTGGATCGGTGTTATCACTCCGATTCAGCAGGCCATCCAAAATCAAATCGTCGGCCTCGCTCCCTACATCGTGGACACCAAGGTGGTGCTGGAAGACATCCGCACCATCGTGGGCAATATCGAGACGGCCATCACCACCGGCCCGCGTGCCGTAACCATCAACATCAGCCCGCAGGGACTGACCACCGCCGAGGCCGCGCGTGCCCTGGGCAACCAGATCGCGCAGAACCTCAGCACCCAACTGGTGCAGGTCTCGTGAACGTCATCGTGATGCTGAACGGGCAGGACGTCACCGATGCCTGCCGACTCGCGGAGACGCGCATCGCCTTCGACTCTTCACGGCGCATCACCACGGCCAACCTGACCATCATGGGCCGCACGCTCAACCGCGTGGCCCGCTATGACTATGCGCACTACGACCAGGACACCTACGCCATCGCTCTGCGGGAACTGTACGAGGTCGTCATCCTCGATGGCCGCGATGGAGTCACCAAGCTGTTCGACGGGCAGATTTACGCGCTCGAAATGGAGCAGTCGGACGCCCCCACCTTCGAAGTCTTCTACAAGTGCGACCTGAACGACTGGGCGGTGTGGCTGGATCGCTCCGTGTGTTGGGATTCCAGCTTTCCGCTGGTCCTGCCCAACAGCGACCAGGGCATCATCCTTGCACTGCTCGGGAAGTTCTGTCCCAAGATCCACCTGACGGACATCGGCCTCCTGGTGCCGGTCATCATGAGCTTCGACTGGATGACGAAGACGTGCAGGCAGGTGCTGGATGACATCTGTTCGCTCTCGATGGGCACGTGGCGGGTAGACTTCGACGCCAACCTGCACTACGGCCCTGCATCGGCTGCGCCGCTGGCTCCCTTCGCGCTCTCCACCAGCCCCGATTACGTGACCAGCTTCCCGGTGAAGGTGAGCGGATACCGGCATGACTTCAGCAACCCGGTCAACCGCGCCTATGTGCGCGGAGCGGCGGACACTACTACCGGCCTGCTGATTGAGGCCACCTACGCGGACCCGGTTTCCATCCAGCAGTACGGCGAGTATGCCTCGGCAGTGGTCGACGACCAGATCACCACGGCCTGGGACGCCTCCTTGCGGGCGAAGTCCACGGTGCTGCAATATGCCTTCCCGGTAGAGCAGGGGAACTTCACCATCTGGCAGGACGGCCTCGAATGCGGGATGCGGGTCTCGATCCACGAAGACTCTCTCGGCATCAACGGCGACTACACTATCCGCGCTCTGACGATGCAGTGGGAGGACCAATGGCAGGTTCGCTACGAGGCCCAGTTCGGCGCGGCGCAGCCCGACCTGGAGACTATTCTGCGGCTGCTGGAGCAACGCGCCAAGTGGAAGACCTCCAACCAGCCGGTGGCGTCGGTGGCCCCTGGGAGCGTGACCGATGCCAGCATCGCTCCTGGTGGCCTGCACGCTGGCTCCATTGCCACGGTGAATGCGGGCAGCGTGGTGGGCCTCATCCAAGCCGGTCAGATCGGCAACGTGAACGCGACCTCGATCCTGGGCCAGATCACGGCGGGCCAGATTACCAGCGTCAACGCGGGCGCGATTGTCGGCGCTCTCAATGCGCAGCAGGTGGGCAGCGTCAACGCCACCAGCATTCAGGGAGTCATCACCGCGACCCAGATCGGCAGCGTTAACGCTACCACGATCCAGGGCGTGATTCTGTCTTCGCAACTGGGCAACCAGATCATCGACAACCTCGCCAAGTACGTCGATGCGCTGCGTCCGGTGCCCATGATTCAGACCGCCGCGCAACTGCCTGCCCTGCCCAACAGCAACTACCCCGCGAACACGTTTTTCTACTACGTCCCTGACGGGCACTTCTACCAGATCACCGCCAACGGTCTCTCCTGGTTCCAGAATGACAACCCCAAGGGCACGCTGATGAGCTTCTACTACATCGGGGCCATCAGCGCCCAGTCCATCATCGGCGTCATCGTCGCGGCGCAGATTCAGTCCATCACCGCAGGCCAGATTACCGGGCTGGTGCAGGCAGGCCAGATCGCAGCCGTGAACGCTTCCAGCATCAGCGGCCAATTGACCGCAGGCCAGATCGCCACGGTCAACGCCAGCACGATCCAGGGCACCATCAGCGGAACCAAGATCGATGCCATCAACGCAAACCAGATTAGCGGCACGCTCTCCTACTACCAGATCGGCAGCATCAACGCGGCGACGATCACGATCAACCAGATCACGGACGGGCAGATTGCCAACATCTCAGGCGGCAAGCTCTATGCCGGGAGCATCACTTCAGACAAGCTGGACACCTATGCTCTGAATGTCGGGGGCCTGGGCAACATGCCCGGTCGCATCAACGTGTACAGCACCAATTCGCTGGTGGCCCAGGTCGGGTATCTGGACTCAGGCGGAACCTATGGCGGGTGGTTTCAGGTCTTCGGCGCAGGAGGCAGCGGCTACTACAATGCCAAAGTCAGAACCGACACGAGCGGCAATCTGTACATTACCGATGCCAGCCTCAGTATCACTTCGGGCAGTTTCCAAATTCATACCAGCCCGGTCACCTTCGACCAGTCGTACGGCTCTCTTGCGCTCATCGCAGAGGGCTATCCCGATAAGGCTTCCTTCATCTCGCGCGGCATGGTCATCTACTATGCAGGCTCGAACATCGGAGCGCTGGTGCGTGCTCCTGGCGGCGGGTGGGGAGAACTCACGCTCCAGGGCGGAAGCTATGTCTACCTCTCGGGCAATTCCGGCGTCTGCCGCGCGGATGGCGGATTCCAAGTGGGAGGGTATGTGGGAGTCACTGAGTATGTGAACGTCGGCGGGGTCTATCTTCGCTTCGTCAATGGGATGTACGCAGGACACTAAGGAAAGGAGAGAACAGCAATGGGACCGAACAGCAACGGGCAGCAGCCGGAACAGCAGCAGCAGGAGGCCGAAAACTTCCCGCTGGATGACGCCTTGATTAGCCTGCTGGCCGATATCAAGACGCACCAGCAGCAGGTGGAACAGCAGGTGATGGCCCTGAACGCGCAGCGCCAAGGAGCGCTCGTGCTATTCATCCGCCAGCACAAATTGCAGGGCAACTGGCAGGTGGCGGAAAATGGCAAGGAGCTTGTGAAGGCTCCCGAGCCTGTGCCCGCGCCCAAACCGTAGGAGGCACCATGACCCCATCGCCGCCGAACTTCGCTGTTCCTAATTTCGTCTTCCCGAACTTCATCCCTGGCCGGTACCGCATCCCGCCTGACTTCAAACTCTGGCCGGATGTCTTCCTGCCTGGGCAGGCGGAAGCGCTCCAGGCTGGAACCCTGCCGGTAACGCCGCCGATCCCGCCCACAGTGGTCTCGACCGAACTCATCACGGCAGTCCACGAGAACACGGTCACCACGGCGCTGAATGACCTGTGGATCAATGAGCAGTGGATCGCGGCCAACATGCTGATAGACCCTACCACGACTAAGGGCGACCTCCTAGTACGTGGGGCCTCACTCTCGCGTTTCCCCGTAGGCGCTAATGGCTACGCGCTGCTGGCAGATAACGCCCAGGCCCTCGGTGTGAAGTGGGGGCCAGTGGACGCCAATGCCATCGGCGCGGTACCCACCACGAGGCGCGTAATCGCTGGAGTGGGCATGTCTGGCGGCGGTGCGCTCAGTGCTGATGTCACCCTGACTGCGAATGTCACGAGCGTGTTCGGGCGTGTGGGCACTGTGACGCTCAACGCTACCGATGTGAGCAGTGTCGGTGGCGTGCTCAACACCCGGCGCGTGATTGCAGGGGCCGGCCTGGGCGGGGGCGGAGACCTCAGTGCGGATCGCACCTTCACAGTGGTGGATGACACCACCAACCAGCGCGTGAAGGTGCTCTACAGCGGTGCGCTCACCGGCACCCGGCCTGCGGTCAACCTGATTCCCGGCTCCAATATCACGCTGGCGGTTGCCGATGATGCCGTGAACAACCGCGTGAATGTGACCATCAATGCGGCAGGCGGCAGCGGTGGGGTTTCGTTCTCGGTCAACGGCGCGAAGATCGGAACCCGGTATGGACTCAACCTGATCGCAGGCACTGGCATCACGCTCACGGGCGTGGATAACGCAGGTTTGGGGCAAGTCAACGTCACCATCGCCTCGGGCGGCGGCATGACGGACCCGACGACGACCTTCGGTGATCTCATCGTGCGCGGCAGCACTGCCGTGGCCCGCCTGGGGATGGGCAACCCAGGCCAAGTGCTCACCGTGGATATCAACACGGGCGTGCAGTGGCGAAACCCGCCGAGCGGCTCGCTGCCGCCCGGAGACATGACCGGCGACGTGTTGTATTGGAACGGCATCGGAGCGCAATGGCAGGTGATGGCTGTGGGCAACGACGACGAAGTGCTCTCGGCGGATTCCAGCAGCAGCACTGGGCTGCGGTGGCAGGTGCCTGACGTTCCACAGGCACCGAGCTTCTACGTCAATGGCGCGTTGGTCTATCAGGCATTCAAAGTGAACTTCATTGCGGGCACGAACGTGACCATCTCGGGTGCCGTGAATGCCGGGCAGGGCCGCGCCGACATCACGATCAACTCCACGGGCGGATCGCAGAGCCCGTGGACCAGCAACATCAATGCGGCGGGCTTTGCGTTGAATGGTGTGGGCAAGATTGCCATTGGCCAACCGTCCGCCACTCACCCGTTGCAAATTCTAGCTACTGCGACAACCGCAACGCTAGCTAATACGACTGTATTCATTGCAAGAAGCGCGGCGGGCAGTTTCGCGGGCATTGGCATCAGCGGGGTGCTCGCCGTCAATCCGTGTATCTATGCCGTCCTCAACACGGACGATTTAGCTTTTGGCTTCGACAGCGCTGGCACAATGGTTGAGCGTATGCGCATCACGGCGGCGGGCTATGTCGGCATCGGTGCGACGAGTCCGCAAGCTCGATTATCTCTCGGCTCGACCGGTGGTGTGAAACAACTGTGGTATGACGGCAGTAACTCGCAGTATAACTCTGGAGTCGGGTTGAATCTAGCGCCTGGGCAGGGTCTGGATGTGTTCATGGGATTCGGGACTGGCACAGATACTTCATTCCGCATCTGTCGTCCGAACGCTGCTGCTTGGCCGTTTGCTTCCTATACGGCATTAGTTACGGTGCTGGAAACCGGCAATGTCGGCATCGGTACAACGAATCCCGGCTCTCGCCTTGCAGTCGCTGGCTTGCCGAGTTCGGCTGCGGGTTTGACCAGCGGCGATCTGTGGTATGACCCGGCCGCAGGCAACGTACTCAAAATTGTTCCCTAGGGAGCGAAAGGTACACACAGGGCAGCATTCCCCTGGCCTAGAGTTTCGGGCGCGTTCGCCGCACGCACCGCAGACTCTTCTCGTACTCCACCGCGAACTGCGTGAATGTGATTCCCAGGGGCGGGAACAGCTTGTACAGAGTCTCCAGGCTCGGGCTGTGGTGGCCCCGCTCCAGTTGACCCATGTACCCCCGGTCAATGTCGCTCTCCAGGGCTAATCGTTCTTGCGCGATGCCTGCGCTCTTCCGCAATTTCCTCAGACAGATGGTGAACGCGCTTCGCAGGTGAGCGCGATCCGGCGATGTTTTCATACCACGCCAGTGTGTCGGTTCCTTGGCACAAATGACCACTTGGTATTTAGAGGGGTGGAATACGCAGGCACCGGCAAAAAAGTTTTGAATCTTGCCGCTAGTTCTGGGCGTCCTGTCTTAGACCCCACCGGCCTGGAGGACATCATCAGTGCTTGTCCCGAAGGGTGTTCGAGGGCCACGTGGCCCGCCTTCGGTAACCTGCCGCCACCGATCTGGCACCGTACTTACACTGTGTCACCACATTATTAACACGCAACTAACACCGAGTTGACACGGAAACGGTGGCAAACTATTGGAGCTAAAGAACTTAGCCCTTGACAACTCCCGGCAACTGGGTTTATATTTCTGACTTCCGAGGGGCGCGTAAGGCGGCAAACCCACCAAGCGCGAGGATGACCCCAAACTCGATGAGCAGGGCGTCAAGGGGAGGAGTGTGTCTTCATGCATCAGGCAGTACCGGCAGTCAGTGACGATTACTTCGCTCGGGTAAACACCCGCGTAACACGTATCGCATTCCGCCGCTTGCAGTGGGCCTGTGAGCAGCGCGAACGCCTGGAGGCATCGCGCGTACCCCAGGGCAAAATTCTGGTCGAACTGATGATGGCTCACCTGGAGCCTCACCCGGACGAGAACGGCACCGCAGCCGCCGCCAGAAGGAAGGGCCCGAGGTCCGAGAAGAAGCGCAGCGCCAAGACCAGCACCACCACAGCGTAGGGGTTTTATGGCGGCGGCACTCGCAATCATCTTCGAGCAGGAGCAGACACAAGCCCGAGCCGATGAGCGCCGCTATCGCTGCGACCTATGTCACACCGCGAACGGAGTGCAGTTTGCCGATACCTACTGGGCCTGCCCGCAGTGCGCAGAGCGCATCTTTCTGCGGCTGCGGTGGGAGCAGTGGACGACTTCCGCAGGATTCAGCATCAGGAGGAAGAAACGATGATTGATCCGAAGGTACGCAGGCTCGGTATGCAGAATCGCCATGAGAGTCGGGGTCCGCTGACTGTAATCTTCCTTCGACGGAAAGCGGGCCCCGATCTCGAATGTCTAATAGACACGGCTGACCTTCAGGCCGTCCAATCGGTCGGCGCAACTTGGTATGCCGCATGGGATCGAAAGGCCAAGAAGCACTATGTCAAGAGCACGCTACCGGGATCGCGGAGACAGGTCTTTCTGCATCGCATATTGCTCGACCCACCAGTAGGCAGTGAGGTGGACCATCGAAATCACAACGGCCTGGATAATCGCCGATCCGAACTCCGAATAGTGACGCGTTCGCGAAATGCTTTCAATGCAAAGCGAAGGTACGCATCTCGAAGCGGAGTTCGAGGCGTAATTTGGAATGCTCGGGACAACCGATGGGTCGTCAAAATCGTTCATGACAAAGTGCGGCGGCGATTTGGAAGCTATGCAGACCTTAATCTCGCGAAAACTGCGGCGGCCAAAGTTTATGCGGAGTTGGAGGCAGAGGCATGATAAATCCGGAACTGAGACGGCAGGGCATAAGTTCCACGGATATCGGCGCAATATTCGGCCTGGACCCGTGGCGCGATGCCTTCTCTGTATGGGCCGCGAAAAAAGGCCAGTTGCCGCCTGTAATAGCAACGCCCAGAATGCGTCTTGGCAAATTTCTCGAACAGGGCATCATGGCTTTTTATGGAGATCTGACAGGGCGGTCTCCAGAATGGTGCGACGAAACACTTCAACATCCGGAGCACCCTTGGATGGTCTGCACGCCAGACGCCTTGATTCCCCGAGAACGGCGCGGAGTAGACGCGAAACTCGTCTTTTGGGATCAACGCCGCAAGTGGGGCCACAATCCCGATGAGATCCCTGAATCCATCCAACTCCAAATGTGGTGGATGATGGCAGTGCTCAATTACGACCTCTGGGATGTGGTGGCGCTCATCGGCGAGGACTTACCCCGCATCTACACCATCGAGCGCGACCGCGAGGTAGAGCGCGTGATGCTGGCGCGGGTGGAGGAGTGGTACCGGCGCTACCTGATCGGCGATGAGCGGCCCCCGATAGGCAGCAGCGACGACGCCGCGCGATGGCTTCAGCAGGTCTACCCGAATCACAAGCGGCCCGACCTGCGTTGGGCCACGGATGGAGAAGTCGCGCTGCTCAACGAGTACGTGCAATTGCGCGTGGTCCAGAAGGAATTGAGCGCACGCCGGAACCTCCTGGAGACGGCCTTCAAGGAGGCCATTCAGGGCCGCGAGGGCCTGGAGTGGAACGAGGGCGCGTTCACGTGGCGCAAGTCGAAAGACAGCGAAGTGACCAACTGGGAGGCCCTGGCGATAGCGCTGCTCTACCACCACATCAAAGACCCCGAGGCCCGCGCCACGCTGCTGGCCGAGTACACGCGCACCAAGATCGGAACGCGGCGCATCCGCATCAGCCATGACGACCTGCGCGATGCTGCCGCTGACAAGGAGGCCGCATGATTCCTGCCGCCGAGATTCTGGGCAACCATGTGGCGAAGACGCTCCAGGACCTGCACCAGCAAATAGAGGCCGCGAAGCTCATCACCCAGGCCCTGCTCAAGCACGTGGGTGCGCCTGCGCTCTGCAAGGGGTGCGGAGCGCAAATCCTGTTCGTGCGGCACACGGCATCCAGCGGCAAGCTCACGCCCTATGACCCGGACGGCCTGAACCATTTTGGTACTTGCCCGAAGGCCGCGCAGTTCAAACGACCGAAGACGAAGGAGGCAACCCAACATGCAGGATAACCAGCAGGTCTTGAAAACGCCGCCCGCCACGGGCAGCACTGTGACCGTGCGCTCGGACCTCACCGAAGAAATCAGCGTCGGCCATGACATGGCCCCGACTGCTGCGGCGGCAGCAGCCAAGGCCGAGATTGAGGCCCGCATCATCGCGGCGCGGAAGTGGCCCAGGGATGTGGACCAGTTCCGGGAAGGCATCCTGAAGGACTGCCGCCGCCCTGGATTCGCGGACATCGCGCTGTACCAGAAACCAGTGGGCCGGAAGAAAAACCCGCAGACCGGCCAGTGGGAAGACGCCTTCGCTGTGGACTTCTCGGTGCGCTTCATCGAGAGCGCCTTGCAGCACTGGTGCAATGTCCACATCACGGCGCGGATCGGCTATGAGGACACCGACCGGGCGCTGCTCACCGTGGCGGTGGTGGATGTCCAGCGTAATGTGGGCTACTCGACCGACGCCATGCTGGACAAGCTCGTGGAGCGCAAGGAAGTGAAGGCGGGCCGCAAGGCACGCGGGATGCGCGAGAACAGCTACGGCGATGTGGTCTACCTGCTCGAAGCCACCAAGGATGAGTTCCGCAACGTGATGGGCGCGGAGAGGTCGAAGCTCCTGCGCGACAACGGCAAGCGCCTGCTGCCTCGGGACGTGCTGGAGGAGGCCCGCGCCATGATCGACGCCACGGTAGCCAACGAGAATGCCAAAGACCCCGATGCGGCGAAGAAAAAGGTGCTCGACAAGTTCAGCGCCCTGGGCATCTCGGCTTCGATGCTGAAGGAGTATCTGGACCGCCCGGTGGAAACGCTCACGCAGAAGGACCTCGCGGAAATGGCCACGCTCTACAACGGACTGAAGGAGGGCGACTTTACATGGGCCGATGTTATGCGCACGCACAAGGAAGCCGCCGAAGGCGAAGACAGCAAGCCAGCCGAAGGCGCACGCACGCCCCCGAGGGCGCGGGACAAGATCATGCAGCAGGCCAGCTTCACGGAACCGCAGGCCCAGGCCCCGGCCCAGGAGCAGAAGCCGGAGACGAAGAAGTAGGCCCGCGCTGCTCGGTCTGCCACTCGGACGAACTCGAAGGGGTGGAGGGTGAGTATGCAACCGGCGTGGTGGCCCCTGACGGCTACCAGGAGCGCTGGCGATGGATCGGGTATCGGTGCCTCAACTGCGGAGCCGTGGAGGAAGAATGACGAAGCTCACCGCTGAACGCCGGGTGAAACGCGAGACCGCAGCCGAGTACCGCCGCCGCCCGCTGGTGGTGGAACTGTTCCCGCACTGGATGAGCGTCCGCGTGAAGGGCACGCGCGAGGTTCACATGGTCTCCTGGGAAGCCGTGCTCGACCTGGGCCGCAGGCTGGATGCCCGCAACCCGCTGAAGACCATCGAGAGGAAACGGGCATGAAGCGGCTCTCGATGCGTTCAGCCACGCGCTGCGAGACCGCCAAGAATGCGCGGTGCCGCTGCCGGTGCGGGGGCCTGCTGCACGGTGCGAAGCGCAGCGAGGACGCGGCCTACTTCGAGGCCCTGCCGGATGAAGACCCGCACAAGGCGAAGGCCAAGCGCCAGCCGACGAAGCGCGTGCTGAAGCGGGATTGCCCGTTGCCGCTGTTTGAAGGTGCTGCATGAGCAAGCCGAAGCCCCTGTGTGTGTGAGCAAGGAGGGATGATGGACGACCAAAACTATCGAGAACGTGTGCGCCAGCTTGAGGGCCAGATCAATGAATCGCTGGACCGTTTGATGCCGCTGATTGAACAACACGCCGGGCGTGAAGCCGATATGCAACGCCGAATTGCGCGGCTGGAGCGGGTGCTGTTCGGCTCAACTGATGATACCGAGATCGCGCAGTGCATCCAGGAAGTGAAGGAGGCGTGATGCTGGTTCGAGATCCGATCTGGGACAAAATCCGCGACGACTTCAGCGAGGAGGAGAAGACAGCGCTGCGGGCCGCGATCAAAGGGCAGGTCATCTGTCCTGCCGGTGTCGTGATCGACACTGACGACCTGGGGCCGGAACTGGCCCGCAAGCTCACCGAGAAACACGGCGCGGCGATGGCTGCGCGGAGCAAGGGGGTGTGAGTGTCGCACATGGTCACGCTCTCCTGGTACGAGCACGAACTGGCTGCAAGCACCGGCGTCAAGCGGGTCGTGGAGTCGCGCCGTCGTGGGAAAGCTCAACACAAGCCGATGGCTGGCAATCCGCTGGAGGGCGCTTTCGAGCAGAACGACATCAACGCAGCGGGCGCGGAAATGGCTGTAGCGAAACTGCTCAATCGTTACTGGCCTGGAGGCGTGAACACTTTCCAAGAGCCAGACGTGGGCAAGACCATCGAGGTGCGGTGGACAGAACATCATTCCCTGCTCGTGCGCGACCGCGATCATGACGACCGATCCTGCCTTCGAAGTGGTGGGCTGGATGCGCGGCGCAGACGCCAAGCAGGACCGCTGGAAGCGAAACCCCAACAGTGACGGTGCCTGCTATCTGGTGCCGGAAGAGGCCCTCACCGAATTTAAGATTGGAGACCACCCCAATGGAGAGACGACTATATGAGTCGATCAAGTACGTTTTCACGTCCACGGAAATCCGTGAACTTGGCGAAGCCCTGGCGCGGGAGGCCCAGAACGTCTTCGACCTTCGAGAGCAGAAGGCAACGGCGGTGGCTTCGATCACGGCAACCATCAAGTCTGCCAACAAGCGCGTAGCCGACCTCACCACGCGCATTAACAACGGCTATGAACTGCGCGAAGTGGAATGCCTCGCCATGATGGAAACGCCGCGCCCTGGGATGAAGCGCATCGTTCGGCTGGACACCCAGGAGACTGTCCGCGAAGAAGCGATGACGATGCAGGAAATGCAAGGGTCATTCGGCTTCCAGGACGGAGAAGACCCGAGGCCGGAGAAATGACGCCCGTAATCGTGGGCCTCGTGCTTCTGGCCTTCATCGTCTGGGATGCCATCGACGCTGCACGCGCACGCCGGGAGCGCGAGAACATGCGGCACATTACCGGCGCACGGCCCTGGTGGGGGCAGCGATGATGGCAATCAGTATCGACCCAGAGTTCCAGACATTGATTGCTCCGTTGCAGCCGGAAGAACGCGAGCAACTGGAAGCCAATCTGGCGGCGCATGGGTGCCGCGACCCTCTGGCAGTCTGGCGCGGCCTTCTTATTGATGGCCACAACCGGCATGAAATTTGTGAGCGCCGCAAGATTTCGTACCGGACTATTGAGGTTGCGCTGACTTCCCGCGAGCACGTTCTATTGTGGATTGAAGAGAACCAGCTAGGGCGGCGCAATCTTACCGATGACCAGCGGGCGGTTATCGCCCGTGCAGTTCAGAAACGGCGGGCGGCTCTGGCCAAGATTGAACGCGGGAAGCAGGGCGGGCGCGGCCATAAGAAAGTTGTAGGCAACAGTGACCTACAACTTCCCAAGGCGGCACCTTCCCGTCCCGCTGTCGCCAAGAAGGCCCGCGTTTCAGAGCGCAAACTGCGGCTGGTGGCCGAGATTGAAAAGAAAAACCCCGCAGCACTGGCCGCGGTTCGAGCGGGCGAGAAGACCTTAGCCAAAGCATTGCGCGAAGTGCGCACTGACGAACGCGCAGCGCGGCGCGTGATACCTGTGGGCGCGGTGCTGCCGACTGACTGTGAGTTGCACCAGGGCGATTTGTCCGAGGTGGAGATTGTATCAGCATCAGTAGACGCCATCGTGACGGACCCGCCATACCCGAAAGAGTTCCTGCCGGTCTACCGCAAACTGGCGGTGCTGGCCCTTCACTGTCTCAAACCCGGTGGTTCCCTGCTGGTGATGGTGGGTCAGTCCTACCTGCCCGACCTGCTAAAGGCGCTCTGTGTGGATGACAGCCTCACTTATCACTGGACGCTGGCATATTTGACCCCTGGAGGCCAAGCGCCGCAAATCTGGGCGCGAAAGGTCAACACTTTCTGGAAGCCTGTCCTGTGGTTCGTGAAGGGACAGTATGCGGGTGACTGGATCGGTGACGTAGTGAAGACCCCGATCAATGCCAACGATAAGCGATACCACGAGTGGGGCCAATCCGAGATGGGGCTGGCCTCCTTGGTCGAACGGTTCACCCTACCTGGGCAAACGATCTTAGATCCATTTCTCGGTGGTGGAACCACCGCAACCGTGGCATTGAAGCTCGGGCGGCGCTTCATCGGCATTGATTCCGACTGCGCGGCAATTGAAACAACGAAAGCGAGACTATCTGCATGAACGGCGAAGTCAGGCAAGAGCGTACGCACTGGCGGGACCAGGGGCTGAGCCAGAGACACCGCAAGTGGGGTTTCCACTGTCCTGCCATTGATCTTGATTTCCTTCTCGTTGAATACGATACCGGGCTAACAGTGGCCATCATCGAGTACAAGAATGAGCACGCTCCAACCCAATGGTCATCGCACCCGAGTTACAGAGCCATCAGCAGACTGGGTACGACTGCGGGCCTCCCGGTTTTTGCCGTCCGCTATGCCTCTGATTTTTCGTGGTGGAAGGTCACCGCCCTGAATGAGAAGGCAAAGGAATGGGCAGCGATGACAGCAGAGCTAACCGAGGATGACTATATTCGGTTCCTGTACAGCGTGCGCGGGCGTGAAGCGCCGCCTGACATCTTTGAGGCCACCGAGATATGACCCGCGCCCTCTGGTCCGAACTATTCCCCGACGAACTGTGGCCCGGTTCCGACGAGGCCGCAGTGCGCATGATGGCCGATGAGATTCGTGCCTTGCGCCTGCTGGCAGACATCATCGTAACCACGGCAATTGAGCAGGTATACCCGCAGCGGACCCGCGACGAAATCCAGATGGCGCACGACCTCATCGTGCAGATGGTGCAGGACCGGAGCCTCTTCGATTCCGTGTTCTGCAAGGAGCACCAGGAAACCATGCTGCACAACTGCGATGCGCTGTGTTGGGTGCTGCGCCATGACCACAACCAGACCTTCGGCAAAAACCTGGAGGTCATTCGAGCGCGGCTGGCCTCACTCGGGTATGAGGTCCTGCGCTACCCCGAGATGCAGTTTCCAGACCGTTGAGGCTGCCACCGATGAGGGCAGAGCGCATGGAATGGCCAATTGAGGTAGAGCACCGATGAAAACAAAAAAGAAGGAGAAAGTGTTTATGATGCCAGAAACAACCAAAGTAGCGCGGCGTGAGGACGCCGTTAATATCACTCCAGAAATGGCGCAGAAGTGGCTGGAAACGATGAATACCATCAATCGTCCCATCCGTAAGGGCCATGTAGAACGCCTGACAGATGATGTTACGAATGGCAAATTTCTCTACACCCGAGACCCCATTCGATTCGACTGGAACGGTGTTCTCCTGGACGGTCAGTATCGCCTGACGGCTTGCATGATTGCTGGAAAACCTATCGTTTGCGATGTCATTTGGGACCTTGACCCGGCACTGCGCGATGTGATCGACACCGGCCTGAAGCGGACAGCAGGCGATATTGCGGCAATGCGCGGGGCATCTAATCCAAGGGCCGCAAGTTCCGCGGCAGCATTGCTTATTCCATATTACCGGCGCAAAGAACATCGCACCCTCGGTGTGAGTGCCGGTCAAAATTCGCGTGAGATTGCACAGTGGGTTATGGACCACCCCGATTTACAAGCCGCTGTTGAGGAAGTGCCGCCGTTAAAAATCCTCCAACGGTCCCTGGCTATTGCTTGCTTCTATCTGTTCTCCCATCAGGATGCAGAGCGCACCGAGATGTTCTTCGCTGCACTACGGGAAGGGGCATCGTTAGCCGAGGATGACCCAGTGCTCATTCTCCGAAACAAGCTAATTGCCCTCAGCACGCAACGAACGAAGGAGCGTCCATATGTGATCGCATCGTATGTCTTTAAGGCATGGATTGCTTTTCGCGATAAGGCCCCGTTGAAGCCGAGTGCTCTGCGTTATGTAAGTCATGATCGTTTTCCCGATCTCGATCTGGGCTGGTCTCAGGAGGAACAACAGCCTGCGGAAGTAGTCGGATAACTCCCACCAATCGAGGAAGGAGCCGCAGCATGAGCGATTACCAACCTGGGCACGTTCACGGAACACTGGCAGCGATGGCAAGGGAGCGCCTGCCGCCAGATTGTTCGCTCGAAGCCCACCTGATGACGATGGCAAACATTCTGCGCAGCCAGAAGGACTACGCGGAACTGTGGCGGCGGGTGCGTGACGGGTTGCGCCCCACTGTTGTCTGTCTCTGCGGGTCAACCGCTTCTGGAAGGAGTACCAGCAGGCCAACCGCGACGAGACGATGGCAGGCAATATCGTGCTCACCGTGGGGAGCTTCGTCCACATGGAGGAGGAGCCATCCGGCACGATGGCGATTTACGAGCCGGTCACCGACGAGGAGAAGCGCAAGCTGGACGCGCTGCACCTGCGCAAGATCGACCTCGCCGATGAGGTCCTGATAATCAACCCTGGCGGGTACCTGGGCGAGAGCACCAGGGCCGAATGGCGCTACGCCCTGGAGCGGGGAAAATCCATCCGCTCTCTGGAGCCTCTGGGAGCGCCCGCCACCACCTGACAAGCATTACGCAAACTATGTTAACCTGGATGCATGACCAAAACCAAGCAGGCAGGACGGAGCACAGAGCGCCCCGGCCAGCCCAAGGCAAACCCGAGTGGGATGCCCTACGGCACCGGCTCTATCCAGATGCGGGGCCGCTCATGGTGGATGATTTACCGCGACGTGGAAGGGCGCACCATCCAGGAGAACACGCGCACCGAGGACCAGGACGCGGCGCGGCGCATGTTGGCAGAGCGGGCCATCATCACCCTCGAAGCGCAGATTGCCGCGCTCCGCGAGGTCCTCAATGACGGACAAAGTAAAAGTAACCGTGGTGCCAGCGGCACAGGAGCCAGACAGCGAAGACAAGCTGGTGCAGGCGCTAAGGCTGCTGCGCGAGATCGGAAAAAGGGTACTGAAGGAGGAACGCGCTAATGGCCGCAAGAGTGACAGCACAGCCGGAACTGATCGCAGCGGGGATTGCCCGCGTGAGTCTGATAACCCAGGTTGACAACTACTCGCTCGACGCCCAGGTCCACAACTTTGCGCACATGGGCGAGAAGTTCGGCTGCAAGATCCCGGCAGAGTACATCATCGAGGATGACGGCTACAGCGGCGCGGACTTCAACCGGCCTTCGATCAAGCAGGCCCTGAAGTGGGTACGCGAGGGCAACGTGCAGGCCGTGGCCTTCCCGCACCTGGACCGCTTCGCCCGCAATGTGGAAGGTGGCCTCACCCTGATTCGTAAGTTCCGCGAAGCAGGCGCGGCAGTCCTGCTCGGCAATCTGGGCTGGTACACCGATGACCGCTCCTTCCGCATGCAGATGAATATCGGCCTGATGTTCGCGGAGTTTCAGAAGGACGAGATTCAGGAGAAATCGCGGACCGGCGTCGAGCAGAAGATTCGCCAAGGGCTGGCCCACGGCGGCGGCTCTCCTTTTGGCTGGCGCTTCGTGACCGGAGCCGAACTGACGGTGCAGGCCATGAATGAGGGCCGGGAGAAACCGCGCCGTCCGCAGAACGTCCACAAGCGCGTCGAGAAGGATATCCAGATCGTGGCCCTGATGGGTGAGCTTGCGCTCGAAGGCCACGGGCTGCGGGGCATCTGCCGGGAGCTTCAGGCGCGTGGCATTGCCGCTCCCCGCAAGATCCGCTGGAACCCGACCACAGTGGGCAAGATCCTGCACGATGCCTGCTACTACACCGGCATCTGGCACTACAACAAACGCCAGTGCGTGGAGCCGAAGAAGATTCGCAGCACCAGGGAGCGCCACCGGGTGCGGACCTCCTGGAAGGCACGCCCGCAGAGCGACTGGAAGCCGCAGCCTCTGGAGGGTGGGCCCGTGTTCACCAAGGCTAAGTTCGATGCCATCCAGGAAGCTCTGGCACGCAACGGCAAGACCTCCGTGGGCAGGCCCGCAGGCGAGAATGGCCGCGAAGCTCTGCTGCGTTCCCTGGTCAAATGCGCCTGCTGCAATAAGGCAGTCTGCCCGCAGCACAAGACGACTCCGGCAGGACGGCGCTCCTGGTACATCTGCTCCAACCGGGACCGGGTAGCAGGCAACCACCTGTGTCCAGCGGCCCGCGCCATCAAAGCCGATGTGTTGGAGGAGGCCGTCTGGAACGGCATGGTAGAGGCCCTGACGGAAAACCTGGATGCGCTGGTCGAGGAGCACCGCAGCCGGTTGACTCAGGATGTGGATTCTACCGAACTGGAACGGATGCAGGCCCTCGAACCGAAGCTCATCGGCAAGATGAAGGAGGCCGCCGAGAAGGAATTGGCCGAGGATGACGCGGACCTCAAGCAGATGTATTCTGAGCGGGTGGCGGAATTGAAGGGCCAGCTAAAACTGCTCCGCAGGCGCATCGGTGCCTTCACGATGGAAGCCGACACCATCCAGGTGGACACGCGCACCATTTCGCGCGAGGTCAAAGCTGGCACTCGCACCAGGGTGCCCGCTGAGCGCCGCCAGATTCTGGTGACCTGGGTGCAGGAGGTCCGCTACGCTAACGGCAAGGCCGAGCTTACCCTGCGCGTGCCGCTGGCAGGTGCTAATCGTCAACATGACCAACATCATGCTGACAATTACATCCTGCTGAAAACAAAGGTGAGGGCCGCGTGAGACCGGCCTCATCTTCCGGCCCCTTCTTCGCCTTCGGCCTGCCCAGTGCAGGCCGTTGCGCTTCTGGCCCTCCACTCTCTACATGTACCAACCGCAGCCAGTTTGAGCGGTCCAGCCGAAAAATATTTTCAGACGTGGAGGCAGCATGAGCACGAGCCGCCCGCCTCGTGAGCCACCCCTCGACCGCGAATGGACCCAGGAGGAACTCCGCGCCTACCTGGAACCGCATGGTTTTATGTTCCGCGACGGCGAGGCGATTCCGCAGGGCTGTAAGTTCATTTCCTTTGAGCCGCTCACCGAACAGGACATTCGACTCGCTAACGAAGTAGCGGATCGCTTCGGACTGGAGGAAATAAAGTGACCTGCCCTACCTGCCATCACCCAATTCCCGACAACATGATGGTCTGTCCACTCTGCGCCCAGGAGCGCGGCGCGGTCGCCCTACGCGCTTACCAGCTTGACCCGCTGCGGAAGGTGGCGGCAGGGCAGGCCGAGCTTACTGTGCGCCCTGTAGACGGCAAGCGCCACGTGCAGATGTTCGGCGCGGAGCGGGTCTTCTGTGGCCTGCCGGTCTCGCCCCAACACCGGCGCAGCCGGATTGCCTGGACAGAAGACGAACTCAACAAGATTTGCGCCGGATGCCGGATCGAGCTTCGGCGTGCGATGGAGGAGGCGCAGAACCAGTGCCCACCTTCCGGGTAATCCACAGCACCCAGGCCGTCAACGGCAGTCTGCACCATCACGCCCGCCTGCTCTCCCGGCGCGGCGATCACTGGGCTGTCTGCGGCGTGCTTCAGCTACACCCCGCCGAGTGGGAGTGGTTTGTCTTGTCCTGCGAAGTTCTGAGTATCGAGGTTGCCGATGAGGTTCCGGCTGAAGCCACCAAAGCTCCCACGGCTGTCTGAAAACGATGTCGAGAAGGCGTGCATCGACCTGCTGCACCTGCGCGGGTATTGGGTGGTGCGCCTGCACGCGGGCACCTTCAAGAGCGCGGACAATCGGCGATGGATCAAGGGCGCTGAGAAGGGCACGCCAGACTATGCGGCCCTACACCATCGCTTCCCAGGTTTTTTATTGGAAGTGAAACGCTCCGGCGCGAGTCCCACGCCGGAGCAAGAGACCAAACACAAGGAGCTTCGCATCGGGTTCCGTCTCGCCATCGGTGTAGTCGATAGCGTGGAGGCCCTGGTTGCGTGGCTCAATCACCACGAACAATAGGCAGGTCAGTTATGGCGAGAATGCGATACATCAAACCCGGCATCATGACCAACGAAGACCTCTGTGAGCTTGGCCCCTATGCCTACATTTTATTCACATCCCTGTGGATGCTGGCCGACCGCGAGGGTCGCCTGGAGGACCGGCCCAAACGGATCAAAGCCGAGGCCATGCCGCTATGGGATGACGTGCCCTGGCAAACGGTGGATAACCTTCTGGAAAAGCTGTCGGAAAAGGGATTTATCCACAGGTACAAAGCCCAGGAGCATAGTTACATTCAGGTTACGAATTGGAAGAAGCACCAATGCCCGCATCCGCGCGAAGGAACCAGCACGATCCCGGTCCCGGCCTCAGCGAACGGCGCAAGTGCCGATGCGCCAACAGCTTCGGTGGTGGCAATGCCAAGGCACGTACAAGGCATTGCGGAGGCACTGCCGAGCCGAGTGGGTAATGGGGAATGGGTAATGGGGAACAGGAGCGGCGGTGTAGTGGAAGATAGGGGGTGCGGGGGAAAGGAACCGGCATCGGTGGAAAACCCGCCGCCGCCGCCCAATCCAAAACCAACACAACCGCCTGCGGCGGCAAAACGCAAACCGCCTTCCTCGGAGCGGGGAGCAGGCCAGACACCGCGCAAGTCTCCCACCAGGGAAGACCGCGCCCGAGAAGGCCCCCAAGAATTACCCCGAGCGCGGGCCGCGCCGCTCGAAGACTTCTGGCCGCACAAAACGGAAGACGTGATGCTGGTCCGCGAGTCCCTGAACCAGCTTGCGGCCCAGGTCCACATGCCGCCGCCTGACGATGACATCGTGAGGCAGGTTCTCGATGCCTGCCGGGGCGCATCCGGGGAGGAGATTCACGGAGTCCTGAAGGCGCTGTTTCACAAAAACAAGTTCCGCAACATGTACTCATGGGGTTTTCTCCCAGTGGTACTCGGTCCCTGCTTCCACGCCGCTTGATATATCCAGTGGCGAGATTCAACACATTACGGGTGGTAAACAGGTGTACATTTGGTGGTGTTACTTAGTAGTATCTCGGAATGGCCGGGCTCGGCAGGCCGGTTTTCGTTGGTAGGGCCTCTTGTGGCAAACCGCCTTGTCTCGCACCCGGCATTCTCGAAGGAGAAAAGCCGAAACAATGAAACATTCAGAAGAAACGACAACCTACGCTCAGATGGGCATGGCTGCGCTCCTGCCTGGAATGCAGTACATGCTCGAACGGATGCAGCACCAGCTTGATGAGTTCCGAAGTCAACTGGCTGTATTGCAGACTCCAGTCGTGAGCACCAACGGCAACGCGCCACGCATCACCAAGAACGGCAAGCGCATCGGTCGGCCACGGAAGGAAGTAGCGCCTGTCTTGCGCAGCGGCTGGCCAGCCGACCCCGAGGAGCGCAAAGCCGAAATGAAACGCCGGATGCAGGTCCGCAAGCAACGACGGGCAAACTCACCACGTGCAGACTCCTCGGCACCCGCACCTACACACCCGCGTGATGCGAACCATCCCGATCATGAGGCATGGGTCAAGAAAATACGAAAGGCCAACAAGCGGGCCTGGAACGGTCTCAACCCCGAACAGCGCAAGGCGCGGATCGCGGCGTCGCTGGAAGGATGCCGCAAGAAAGCCGAAAGCAGGATTCCTACTGCGCGGCTGGCGGTGGCCTCATGACGCGACTCAGCAACCGGCAGTACCCGATGTTGAAGGCGTTCGCCGAGGGCAACGTCTACATGTCACTGGCCCAGGCTCAGAAGTTCGACCAGCGTCCGTTCCGCTCGATGCTGATTCGGGAGTGGGTGGCCTACAAACCGGGCAGGGGTTTTCACGTCACGCCCGATGGCCTGAAGGCATGGGACGAGTTCCGCTATACCGAGATCGCCCGCAAGAATCCCACCTTGCCGCTGACTCGTTACTTCGATCCCACGGCCTACGGTCTCAAGGTGCCCGAGCGAAAAAAAGCTCAGGTTCACGTAATGCACAAGCGCGGTCAAGCGGCGTGAACCAAGCGGTGTAGGTGGCTGGCAACGGAGGGCTGGCCACCTACACCCAGGAGGAAAGGACACCATGACTTACGACCGCGATTTGAAATGGGGACGCATCGGCGCAATCGGTGTCGGCATTGCCAACCTGATTGCGGCATTCAGTAATTTCTGGGAGCACAACTGGTTCGTCGGCGGCGCGGCGCTGCTCTGGGCCTTCTGCTCGGTGGTGTGGCTGTCTCAGATCAAGGGGAACCAGATCACCCGCGATCAAGCGCGGCTGGTAGCCGCGATCCTGAATTGTTCAGGCGCACGAGCCTGCCATCCTCACACCACGGGCAGACTGCCGCTGCCGTTCTGCACTACCTGGACGCCGCGCCGCCGCTTGGATGCGAACAGGAACATCCACGTCCCAATGCGCCGTTCTACTTCAAGCCGGAAGCCGCGCCGCTACCCGGTTATGTGCTCCAGTGCGCCTTCGACCTCCTGCCGCATTCCGCGCACGCCACGGCCTCCGAGAAACGCAGGAACCGAGGCTGCGCCCATCGTTCGGCGCTTTATCGGGCAGAGGCTCGGCAACCTGATGCGCTTCGCGGAACGTTGCGGGAATGCCAAATTGGAATTGCTGCCATGACCCCGCAACTACACATCACCACCGAAGCCACGTTGCGGCCCGAGGTACAGCCGGTTCGCAATTTCTCCGTGAAGCCAAAAGGCGGGTTCTGGACTTCGACCTACTGCGATGGCCGGTCGGAGTGGGTCGATGCCTGCCAAGACATGTTCGAGAGTGCCTACCAGAAGAACTGGTTTCTATTGGTGCCGAGTCTGTCGGCCCGTATTCTCCAGATCAATAGTCTCGCTGACCTGAAATACCTGCTACGCACGGCTCCAAATCCCTGTCCCCGTACGCATATTGTCTGGCTGGATTTTGAGGCGCTTGCGCACTCATACGATGCGATAACCCTGACGACGCGTGGCCAAATTGAAACCCGCCTCACTTGGCCGGAAACCCTGTATGGATGGGATTCCGAATCGACCTTATGGTTCCGCTGGATGTTTTTGGACGTGCAGCGGATCGCAACGCCGGAAGCGAGATGACCCCAGGTTCACAGACCATCTACGCGAATCCGTTCCGCACCTGGGCCGAACTGCTGCGCGGATTGCGGCAATGCTTCGTGGTCGAAGCTGGCCTCGTGGACAATGCGGCCCTGCTCACGCCGCACATGGGTGAGGCCCTGGGCGCAATCGCGGGACTCATCAACGACTGCGAGGCGATAGCAAAACAGATCGACGACCTGCAACGGAAAGACCTCGGCGCGTTCGAAGCCTTTCAGCGGGCGTTGGAGAAAGCATGAGAATCAACATCGGCGGCTCGTTCATTGAACCGGATGAAGGGCCGCGCAATACGATCTTCCATCGGCGCATCGTGCGCGAGGAGGAAGTAGTCAACATGCCGTGCGCCAAGGTTCTGTTGCTCGATTGCGGGCATCGGGTTGTGGCCATTGGCAGAGTGGAACTATGCGAGGGGCGGGTCTTCTGCCTCTATTGCAAGGCGGTGGGAAACTGATGCGGTTCGACCAGTTGAGCGCCCGGACCCAAGCCGGTCTGCGACAGTGGGCCATCTGGCAACACGATGACGAACTCCTGTTCGATGCGATTGCCAGTCTGCCCGAATCGTGGGCATGGCTCTGTTTTCAACTGCGCGTGGCCGAGGACCGGCCCGAGTGGTTCCCCAAGGGCAAGTCGGCAACCATCCAGGTGATCGAACAGCGGCTCTATGCCGAGGCTGAAAGAGAACGGAGGCAAGCGTGACACGACGACTGATATTGGAAGGCTTGGAACGATTTCCGCAAGCGCGTGCTGGAACCGGCTGGCGCTGGAGCAGTGCAGAATGGAGGAGACACGGCGCGGATTCTACGCAGGAGCAAACCACCTGTTCTCGTCCATCATGTCGATTCTGGAACCCGATGCCGAACCCACCGCGAAGGACTTGGCCCAGATGCAGGCCATCCACGATGAGATCAAGGAGTACGGCGAGGAACTGCTGCGGAAATATGCCACGCAAAAAAAGTCTTGACTGCCGACATGGTTTACGCAAACTGTGTTAAACTGAGTTTATGGAAAACAACACAGCAGTAACCAAGAAGAAGACGACAACGAAGAAGGCAGTCAAGAAGGCCGCGAAGAAGACCGCCGCGAAGGACGGCGTTATCGCGGATGAATTGAAGGCAAAGGTTGCGGAACTGAAGGCGAAAGCCACCAAGAAGACCGCCGCGAAGAAGGCCCCGGCCTCCAAGAAGAAGGCCACCCAGAAGCAGGCCGAAGCCGCGCTGAAGGTTCGCCTGTACGCCAAGGGCGAGTTCTACTTCGGCAAGCTGGCCGCATCCCGCATCGGTGACCTGCCCTACATGACCCTGGAGGCAAAGGGCAAGACCGTTACCCTGGTGCCCACCAAGAGCGAGAAGGACGCGCACAAGCTCATGGCCTGCCACGCCAGCCCGGTGCTCCGGGTGGCGAAGGTCCTGGAGGAGATCGGCTGGAACGGCCAGACTCAGGACCTGGACGTGAAGCCGGTCGGTGAAACGGGCTTCCAGTTCGACATCGCATAGGGCCAGCCATGAGCACCGAACGCATCGCAGAACTGAATGACCTCGCCCGCACTGCAATGGGTGTCTGTAGCCGGGTGCTACAGACAATCCGGCATCAACGCCCTCGATCCTGCCGACCAGTCCCGCATCCGCGAGAAGGTGGAACTGTTCAATGCCTTCAACCCCGGCAACGATCCCTACGGTGAGCGTGACATGGGCTTCTTCGAGCACAACGGCATCGCGGTGATGTGGAAGATCGACTACTACGACAAGGCCCTGGAGTGCGGCAGCGAAGACCCGAGCGACCCTGCTCAGACCACGCGCGTGCTCACCATCATGCTGCGGGAGGAGTACTGAATGGCCGCTCATCCTGACCGGCGTAACCCCTATCGAAGATGTGATCTGGAAGCCTGCGGTAAAATGAAAGCGACCCCCAAAATCATGAAGCAATTTTTTGTAAGTATCCTCCTGCTCGGCGCGTCCGTCGCGTCGGCGCAGATGACCAAAGAACAGCTTGCCGTCCACATGCGCGGCTTCGTGCTCCCCGGCCAGAAGGTCTTCGCTAATCCCGATGATCCGTTCGTGACCGCGCTCTATGCAGAGGATCACATGAAGCCGTGGCAGTCCGCATTTCAGGCTGTGCCAGAAGGTGCAACCTTCGAGTTGAGAATCAGACCTGTGCCCACAGACGTTATGGAACGCGCTCGGCTGTTGCTGAGCCTGAGTGCTGATGGGCTTCAGACTTGCGTGCGGCAAAATCTTCAAACCGATGCCTGCGTAGTGGCCCGTGCATCCGGTGAGGATCGCATCGTCGAGTTGCGGCGGCTGGATGACAACGAGGCGGTAGCGGCCTGCTCCTTCCGAAGCTCTAACGCCCTCGCTTGTGTGCTCCGGCTAGCAGGACACTTCGGCAAACCCGATCCCAATCGGCGGCGGAAGCTGAATAGCTGCACTTCCTGGGAAGTGGGCAATAACGTTCCTTGCGGTCTCGGAGGCGGCTATATTTGGGACCCGTATTTCGGCATAATCCGGTAGACTGGAAGCTCGGCTTTTCCAAGTTTTAGACCTCACACCGCGCCCTGCTTCGGGGCGCGGTTTTTTATTGGACTTGCCACCACCTGAAGCATTGGCGTACGATTAGGGGCGAAACTGCTGCACCCTGGGCCGTGTGGGACAGGCCCTAACCCCGAAGTGATACACATCCCGCCAACCAGATGCGTACCCGCGCGCTCAAGCTCTACCTGCGCGGACGCGACTACGGCCTGCGCGGCCTGGCGCTGCGCAATCGGGGCATCGGCGCCCAGCTCCAGCGCGATCCGGGAGCCGCGGCGGCGCGCATCGGGATCAAGGACCTGCCGATGCTCTACTGGACCGCGGCGGCGTGGGGATCGGCCATCAACCTGGGCAAGGACGATCCGCAGCTGCTCGCCGACCTCGGCGTGGTCCGTACCCTGATGGAGCGAGGGCTCGCGCTCGACGAGCGCTACGATGGCGGGGCGTTTCACGAGGCTATGATCGTGCTCGAGTCGTTGCCGGAG